CTGGAATTTGAACGTTATATCCATTTTCAAACATTGCACTACCACCAATACCAGATGTTGTGGCAGCCATAACAATATCTTTTGTACCTGTTGTATGAGATGTAGTTGCAATACCAATCTTAGATCCTCCTTGAGTATCAAGAAGAACTGCTTGGCCAGTTTGGAAATCATGATTCTGGATACTAATAATATTAAGATTCAGATCAACAACTGCAGCATCAGCAGAATTATACTGTTTCTTAAATGCAGGTACACCGCCAGAAGTTAATTGGAACTGTTTACTTCCAACTAATGTTCCAGTTCTATCATGAGAACCATTAAATCCACTAGAAATATCATCCAAATTCAAGACCTTATTAGTCTTATTCATAACAAAACTCTTAATGGGTCTGCCTTCAGGGAAGTAGACTCTCTGTACAGATCCATCTGGCAATGGATCATCTTCAGTAACCATTGCAAAATTATCTCTCTTACCCATATACACATCACTGTCAATATTCAAAATAAGGTCAATTTTAATATCAGCAGGTCTAACCTTCATGTTGGTTGACTTAGCAATACCAACAGATACCAAATCCAATACTTCAGCATCCTTCTTAGAATCACTTTCAACAATGAGATCAGAGAATTCTAGGAATCCAGATGGATGAACAATAGATTTTACAGCCTCTTTCCACCTATTGTGTGGTAACTTACTCTTAATTGAATATGAGAACTTCTGATAATAGAAGTTATCGGATAATCTTTGACTGAAATCATTAAGAATACCGACATTCATATCATTCTTGGAAACTTTATCTCTAGTAACTCCAAGAGTCGTATCAACACTAAATCTGTTTACATCTCTTACATTTCCATATAACTTAGAAACTTGACCATATAGAGTATCTCCAGGCAACAATTTACCAATAGTATCTCTAAGTCTAAGTTGACCAATGTTGCCATTCCAACCATTTTCCGAAACATACCCTTCAAATCTTGTAGATGTTACCTTTTCACCAGAAACATACTTAGCATCATCAATGATTGTCATTTGGAACTTAGCCATGTCATTGTAATTGACAATGGAACCCAAAGTGAAATCATCATTATAGGCACCTAAAGTAACAGTAGAAATGCCAGGAGCATCACCCATATTGAAAGTTACTGTTGCATTATCAGTGCTCACACCTGTTACAGTGTAAAATGTATAATCATAATCTGCAGAATTGAAGTTACCTTCTCCATTCGTTAAAGATAGTGGTGTTAATCTACATCCTTCAACAAATACTTTATCTCCTACTGCAAAAGGTAACTTAGTTTCAGTGGATGCAAATCCAGTTTTTACTGGTATATTAAACTGTGCATCTAATAATAATTCAGCAGTAACGTATGTACCTGAATGAGTAATCGCATCAATATCATATCCATTGGAGTTATTGGTTGTGATTATGCTTAGTGGTTCTTTAAATTCATAGGCATTATTAACAACTTCCACATAATCAACAGATCCACCCACTACATGTGCAGCGATCTTTACGTTATCGTTACCACGAACACGAAGTTGAGGTGGTTGATTATATCTTGTACCTCCATCTATAACTTTAATCTGATCTATTCTAGCAATACCACTTATATCAACAATGGCAGGAACACTCAAGAATGGTAAAAGTGTAGGATCTGTAGGATAATCAAATCCATCTTTTATCCTTTCAATTGTGTCAATTTGTCCAATTTCGGGAGAAGATACTTTTACAATAGCATCCTTACCTTGAGTACTAGCAAAACCAATTACTTTAGGTAGAACAGTATATCCCTTGCCTGGGAAATTAATTTTAGTTTGAGAAACAGGCCCTCTAGCAGTAGGTGAAGTTGTACTATATGTGATAGTACTTACACCAGTTCTAGAAACATATTTCTGAGAATCTAGAGGTTTGTCAATTAAGTTAAATGTAAAATCAGTATCATTACTTCTTATAACATTGTGCTTATTCTTTATAACTATATTTCTGAATGTTATGTTATTTCTCCCAGTGACATCTTCATCAGATGATCCATATGTCTTTCTTGCATCTGAAGGAACAACAGGAGTCAAATCATAGAATGTTTTAGTTGGCCATGGAATATCTGTTCTAATAACTACAGTGGCATCAACATTTCCACTCACACCATTTCTTGTAATATTAAATCCACCAGAAGTTGAACCATAAACATCAAGTCTTGAATTAAATGTAATATCTTCAAAGAAATCTAGTCTCATATCCAAGAGAGTTGGATCAGAAACATCAAAGGTAATTGTATTTCCGTTTGTAAAAGTTAAAGGTGGATTGATCTTAGCAATAAAACTCTGATTACCTGCTTGAGATGCACTTACTGTTGTTATTGCTACAGGGTTGGAATTTTCAACATCAGACTTATATTTACAAAGTTTTATAGACTCAGTATCTTCCCTAAGAATGAAATAAGTTTCATTATTTGTTAATCCAGTAAGAGTATTTCCACCATCATAATAAACTACCTTATCCCCACTCTGTAGGTCATCATCAGCAATGTTTATTTGAGTTAAATCTGGAGAGAAATCAGTAACAGCAAATCCTACTTTCTTTGTAGTTACTTTTGCAATAACAGGATCATATCTAAAGGCAACTGACTCAGCAGACTTAGGTAATGCATCTAAAGTAATTTCATCACCAGTTAAAAGTCCATGAGCAGTTGAACATCCAACCGCTCCATAAAATCTTTCTACTTTTGTAGTTACTTTAGGATACTTGGTTGTTAATGAATGTGCAAACCCAGAATTAGAAGCAGGAGTATAGAACCATATTGCATCAGAGGCAGATGGGAACCCAACAGTAGATAATCCAATATAATCTGGATCAAAGTTAATTGCCCAAACATCTCCATCAGGAAGAACCGCAGTACCTACACCAGAAGTTGCACCAGCACTAGTCTTTGCCCAAACAATAGAAGTTCCACCAATACCCATATTGTAAGTTAAGTTTTGCCCAGTAAAGAATGTATGACCTTTAATGTATATTCTTTGCTCAGGTACAAACCTATTTTCTACAGTTTGTACAGCAGAAGTACTTAAACCAGTAAGAGTTATATCATAATGTGTTCCTGTTGAACCAACACCGACTGTTTCTTGTGGGTTAAAGAAGGTTTGATAATTCTCGAAAGTAAACTGAGTTACTGTTGAAGCTCCAAGTGGGAATGAAAATTCCTTTGGTTTTAATATAACATTGTTAATTCCAGCTGCATGTGTCATTGCAGCACCAACATAATCCTCTCTGTTTACAAATAACCTAGAGAATTGAACATCAACATTAGTAACTAAGAATGTTTCTGTACCTATACCGATATGGTCACTTGGTTTAAAACCTCTTGTATCTGTTACATATATGTGGGTTGAAACCCCAGTTGTGGCAACGTTATTCAAGAATGTTGTTAATCCAACAGTTCTACCAATAACAGTAACCTTTTGTGGCCCATTAAATTCCGTAAATTGAGAAGTATCGATACCACTTAGAACAATAGTTTCGCCACTTGCTATCTCATGTGGAATAGTCGTTATACCAACAATTAAGCCTTTTTCTTTTCTTAATTCAGTGCCTGGGAATGTAGTAATACCAATCTCAACAGTTTCGACTCCTTTACCAAGAATTTCACTTACAACAATACTTGCACCAGTTCCATCAGTGCCTCTATTATCTAATGTAAGGGAATCATCTACTTTATAACCATCACCTCTTGCAAAAACAGTTACAGAAGTTATCCCAGCACTCTTTGTTTTCTTAACCTCAAATTCCTGTTTTAGGGCATCCTTGACATCATCAATTAACTCATAATCAGAATTACCATATGTTAGATAATATGGTGATATATTTCTAGTAAGTTGTCTAGAAGCAACATCAATATCTTGGTTAAAGAAGGTAACAAAGTTTTCCTCTACTGGAGTATCTTTAAAAGCACCACCAATCATGTATGGGAATTTAGGTTTAGCAACACCACTAGAATCAACATCAACACTGTAGAAGTATGCATAAGTTCCATCTGGGAACTGTGGTGTAACACAATACCTTCCACCATGTTCATCTAAGTCGCCAGAGTTGTCAAAAAGATAATCATTGACAAAGTATCCAAATGCAAAGCCAGGAGGTCTTAAACCCGATTTAAGACTAGTATCAAGGATATAACCACTACTCAATCTAATAACAGCACCACCAACTGCGTTCTGGTATCCATAAGGGCCATAGATTGGATTACCATCATAAGCAAAACCCAATACTGGTGAATGGAAAGCATTAGGTGTTTCTAAGTTACCCGAATCAATATTATCTCCAAGTTGATACCTCAACTTCTGTGGAGGGTACATTCCTATTGTTTGTAGTTGATATTCAGGGTTTGTACTTGGTTTAGTTAAAATAGAGTCTTCTACACTGATTATATTTTCATTCTTTTGAACTTGATTAATTTTCCATTCTCTAATATTAGCAATAAACTTGGCAGATTTACCTCTGTTTTGTAAATCTAAAGTAGTATTACTAGAAGCATATCCAACGCCACCATCAAGTACTTGAACTCCTACTATCTTATTACCATTAATAACAGGTCTAATATCAGCAAAATCTCCTGTTGGACTGTAAATGATAATATCAGAGTCTTCCCTATATCCTTGACCAGAAGCAAGAATCTGAACATCTACAATAGAACCATCAATAATGATTGGTTTCAATAATGCTTGATATACAACGGTTGATATACCAACATCAGGTCTTCTTTGAAAGTCCATGATATTAGTACAACCATAACCAACTCCACCTTCTTCCAAATATACACTCTCAATAGATCCAAGAACTAAAGGAGAAATATCTGGTTTAATTACAGTCGTACTACCAATGGCAGATAAACTTTCTACCTTTACCACTATAGGAGGGTATTTTATAGTATGTTTACCAGTGCCCAGCCCACGAATTATAGCGCTTTTATTTTTGTCATAATTCGTAAAGTCTCTCTGTGTTGAAACACCAACATCACATAGTCTGAACCTATTTGAGTCAATTTTCTTAACAGCATATTGTGTAGTAGTCGAAAGACCATTGGCGACAGTACCATCTGTAGAATACTCGACAATTTCACCACTATTAAATCTATGATTATATGCAAGGATGTAATCATCAGATGTACTGATACCTGATTGAACATCACCGTTAGTTGGTCGTGCCTGAATAATAACCTTCTTATTTGAATAACCAGAACCTTGTTCTTTAACGTAAATTTTGGTTATAGTGTTTTTAGCATTAACTGAGGTGAATTTATGGAAACCAAAACTGATATTTCCCAAATTAACCGTATTAATTCCAATTTTAGCATCTTCTGGAGTATTGTATAACTTAATTCTCTTCTCATTCTCTACTCCAACGAAATAAGTAGATCCACTAACAACATTGACTATAGGTGTATTACCTCTAGCGTCATAAACAACACCTTCACCAACTTCAAAGTTATGTCTAGTCTCAAATGTGACGGATTCATCTGTAGTATTAACTGATGTACCATCTGCCTTGAAATTAGCTACAATTCTACCTCTTACAAGGTTAGATTCCAAAACAGCACCAGTTCCATTACCACCTTCTACAGTAATCTTTGGTTTTTCTTGATATCCAATGCCAGGAGTAACTAATTTTACTTCTCTGAATGATCCAGAAATATTAGCATGCCCAACAGCACCAGATCCTTGTTGATCATTAATGACCAAAGGTGGGCCTGTTATAACATCATAACCTTGGCCTGGATTTGTTACTTTAACACTAGTAATATCACCGTGGAAGATCTGTTCATCAAAAACGGTGGGCGGAAACAGTTCAACACCATTTGCCATCAATCCTATAGCTCTATTATTAACTTCTCTCTTATTTGGATCATCAAATAATGTTTTTTCCTTTATGAATGGATACTTTCTAAGAATCTTTTGATTCTTTAGTGTTTTGTTTTCCCACCCAGACTTATAGATGTATTGACCAGTTGTATTTGTTTTTAAAGCAATGTACTTTTTAGCAAATACATCAGAACCACTGAATGAAAGATAAAATTCACTTTGGTTGACGCTAGTTACAAAGTAGATACCAGTAGAAATTCCACTATTAGTAGTGTTATCCCAATAGATTTTATCTCCAGTTACATAATTGTGGTTTAAAGGGGTATTGGCAAGGGGGTCGGATGATTTTATAGTATATGTATAGCCACCACCCAATAAAGGCGTGCCAAACCCGTCTGTGACCTCTACAGAACTACTTTTAACCCATACTTTATTGTCAGTTGCAAAAACTGGGTAGTTTGGTAGACCAGATGAGGCTACATAAAAATATTTCTCTTCCTTATCGAGATAACTGTTTTGAATACCAACAGGGAAGGTATCTACTCCAGCAAAGTAATTAGAATTATGAGATGCCTTAGTAACTGTCTTTGTAATGACACTTGGATTAACAGGAACTGTACCAGTTGTCTGAACAACGATAGTATTTGAATATATTTGTGCTACATTGGTTGATGAATACTCAATTTGTTTAATGATAATATCTACATCATCTCCAACGTCATTTTTTAACTTAAGAATTTCATCAATATAGAAAACACAAGAGTCATATAGGTTAATTCTATAAGTATTAACGTTTACTTGATTAATAGTCGCAATACTGTGACTAGAAGGTACATTATAGATCCAGTTATTGAATTTGGGACTTTCTCCCATATCCTTACCGAATGAAAGCAACTTAAGACTATCGCCAAGTTGCATATTTGTAGATTTAGACGAATCTACCTGATCAATAACATTTACCAGTCTAAAATCAAGTCTAGATGTCTGACCATACCCAGCATAGGCATATGCAAGTTTATTTTCAAGTATATCTGCACCAAAAACCAAAGAAGTAGTAATACCACTTACTCCTAAGAATTGGTTTATAGTTTTATCGGTATATCTTAAGTTCAGGAAGTTAGCACCTTCTCTTGGTTTTACCAATAGAGTACCACTCTGTCCAAATCCAACTGTAGAGTCTACAACAAGAGTATCAGATTGAGCATCAGTCAGTTCCAATGCCTTTGTTTTACCAGGCACTTGGAAGTTACCATCAAATGATGTAGAGTCTAGAGATATCTCGTAGAAATCAGTTTGATTTATTGGTCTATACTCAACATTGTAAATTGAAGCACTGACCGTTCCAATACCAGTAATATTTTGATATAAGAAGTTACCGACAGTTTCTAATGGTTGCCCACCAAACAAGTTTTCTACAAGGACATGTTTAGTCTTGAAATATACGTTATCAGAAGCAACTAATGTTTTATCAATTGGTTTGATAAGTTCAATTTCTTCACCATAAAGAAGTTTGAATAGAATCTGATACGATGCATCAGTTCCCTTAGACATGTAGAAGTCTTTTGCCCTTGTTAGGACATTTGTAACCGATGTTCCACTTATAAACGATCTATTCTCAAAGCCAGGAAGAAATTCTGTCTTGAACTTGGTAAAGAAACTCTGTAAGAAAAGGTTACTTAAATTAGTAACTACTGATCCAGTAACATGAGAAGCTGCATTTGTTTGTGCAAAATTTAAGAATTCTGCAGCATCCTCTTTAGATATTTGATCTATTCCACTAAATCCTCTTGCACAACCATCAAATGTTGTAGCAGTTTTCGATGTATATGTAATTACTTCATTATCAATCTTTAGTAGACCATAACTATCAGGCCAACCAGTAGTTGATGTTACTTCAATAGTAGAATCACCAGCAAAACATCCTAAAGTTAGTGTTGTTGACGGTACTAACGTTTCTGCATTAAAGGCACCAATTTTTCTATACTCTGGCAAATTGTTTGCCAAATCGACTACACCAGATTGATGTTCTTGGGATTCGTAATATTGGTTTAAGAAACTCTTGAATAGAGGTGATTCTTGGTTTAAAAACTCAGGAATCTGCGACTCTATTACATGAGAGACTTTTACTCTTTTGATATCCGTCATTTATCGTGTATAGATTGTTTCGCTAGCATAGCTAGAGGTTTTGACGTATGATGTAGCAGATGTATTTTCACCAGAAGAAACAACGTCTGGTAACGCCTTAACAGTACTGTTTGAAACGTCTAATTGTAAATACAAATCTTTTAAAGCGATAACATCATTAGATTCGGGAATAGTTTCGATTTCAATAACCCCGCTTGATAATGAAGTACCTGTTATATTTACCACATCTAAAATAAGCTCTCCGTGAGTGTAATCAATTGTACCAGCATCATTTTTAACAACCAATGGAAGGTTATTAACTAATTTGAAGAATACAATCTTTCCTACGGTTGTTCCCTCTGTAGGAACATCGCCAAGATAAAGAGTTCCATCAATACCATTTACGGTAAATCCAGATGAACGTACTCCATATCCCCCACACTGTTGATAGAAACCATTACCATAGCAAAGTTCATAAGTTGCGAAAGTATTGAGTTCAGGCGTTATATCCCTTCTCATCTTAACCCTTGTGATGTTAGATGTAACACCCCTTGCAGAGTCATCTATCAATCCAACAACTTTACTATACTTGAATCTACCACCAAAATCATTAATATCTGATGATGAGGCGTAAGTTGTTAAAGTCTTTGTTACTGCACTAAGCAATTCAGTAGCATCTGAAGTTGCGTTAGTGTTATAATACACAGCAGTATCAACTTCAACATAAAGATACTTAAGATCAATGATTTCTGGTTTAATTCCAGCAATAGAATACTGTTTTAACTGCCTAGAAATGTCATCCTTAGTAATTTGCGATAAGAATGAACCATTTTTAGGTTTTACTGAGATAAAGACCTTCCCATACTCAGGAGGATCGAGTTCTTCCCCACCGTAAGCGGTCACAGACTCAACGTTAGGGTATACGAATGGAATTATCCCTGTATAATCATTGGCGGTCACGGCACGGTACTGTGACGAGTATATACGAGGTGCAAGATATTTAATAGTACTTACATCTTCAATATTATCGCCTTGTTCTGATTTTTGAGTTGTTGTTAGGAGTGAAATACCACCAGTGATTGTACTATTAGTATCATCCTTCAAAATTCCCACAAATGAGAAGTTTCTAGCGTTATTTCCTAATGCTCCGTTAGTTACAATGTAGGTAACTTCAATAATTGCTCCAGCAGGCGGTTTTTTACCAATAATTCCGTCTCCAAAGAGGATTTCATACTGCTCATCTTCAATTTCTTGGATTAAGAACAGTTTGGAAGTAGAATCTACTCTTAAAATGTTGTTATATAACTCATAAATCTCATTTGTGGTGGATTTTACCGTAACACGAATGGAAGTGGTGTCAATATTCGCATTTGGTAAAATAAAACGTTGATTTGGTTGAGAATAGTCAATTTGGAAGGATTTTGTAAGGTAAACACCCTCATAAATCGTCAAATTGGAGAAATTAGCAATATTATTCTCACCAGTTGTAGCAACGAAGTCATCTGGAATGGAAAATATGTATGCACTACCTTGTTGAGTACCTAATGCTACCTGTCCCGCCTTTAAAGTTACAATTTTTGTGTCATTTGTTCCCAAATCTACGCTGAAATTAACCACAGCTTGTGCAGATCGAGATGATCTAGGTACATAACCAATATTTCTTGCTAGTGATACCACATTTTCACGCAAAGTAGCACTATCAAGGAAACATTCATTAACTGCCATGTTAGTATTGTAAGCAGTAATGTATGAGTTATATGCTAGAAGGTCAATTAACGTTGAAAAGTTAGACCCCTCAAAGTCGAAATCAGCGAAATCACTATTAACACGCAGATAATCTTTAATTTGGGCCCTTAGATCAGCGAAATCTAGGTTTGTAAACTGGTTAAATGACATTATATTCTAGTTGATTGAAGAATAAATTCTATATTTTGCCTTGGGAATGGTAATCCCACAACGTCATACTTAATTACAACGGTCAATTCATTAGTATCTATTGGATATACGACAGATATATCCGTATTTTTTATTCTAGGTTCAAAGTTATCAAGTAAAAGTTGTATATCATCCTCAAGAACTAAAGCATTATCAGGATCTGCCTGTTCAAATAGAGAATCTTCAATTGAACTACCCAATAATGGGTTATAAAATCGTTCTCCAATTCTAGTTCGCACTAAATTAGTCACAGATCTTTTAATTGCAGACTCATTTGTAAACACGCCAATGTCATCCGTCACAGGATGGCGGGTGAATGACAGACTAATATCTTTAAAAGCCTGACTTACCGTTAGCGTTTTGTTAACTTTCTGCATTTTCTGTCAACTTTTGCTTTCTTTTTGAGTCATGAAGGAAATCTCCTACAACTTCACGCAATAAATCATCAGATTCTTCGGGTTTGTCGAGTAAATCCTTTCTATTAGAGCTAATATAGTCAATTTTGATATGATCGTTATGCATTTCCTTAGTAAAAAGGTATATCATAATCTATTTAGCGACAAAAAAACACCTTTAGGCAAGGAACCCAAAGGCGTTTGAATAATATTTGGTTTTTATTTAACCTGCAGCTAGTGGAGATTGTGCAGTATTGTTGTTGGCAGCAGCTTTTTTGCGTGCTTGTTGGCTCACATCATACTGTCCTTTAACACTTCCACTAGCAAAACCAGCACTTACTACATTATGTGGTGACTTAGTTGGATCTGAATCTGCCATTACTACTCCATTTTGCTTTATCTCCCTCTATTTATAATTTAGAGGAAAACGACGCCGTTTTTCGGTTTGTTTTACGCCGAAATTTTATTCTGGAGTTGCTTTTAACCTACTTGGAGAGACACCTTCATTAATATGAAAGTTTAATCTCTCCTCTGCCTGGGCTTTGGTAAGATGTACATCCCTCTTTTCATCGGGAACACCCCAACCATTAGTACCCAACTCCATAACTTTGTATAGTTGATCTGCCATATTAAATCACACGAGTTTTCTCATGTCCAACACGAATCTTTGGATCACACCATATCTCATATCCTGCTTCTTTCGCATCTAGACAGAAAGAAACATCTTCACCACACATGTCCTGTACATCACCAGACTCGAAGACTTGCATCTTTGGAGCAAACCAAGGATACTTCATCTCTTTATTTTCAAAGACTCCATTTTTAATGAGTAACCAACCAAATCCTGTGTAGTCAACTGTGAAAGGTTTTCTACGACGAGAGATAGACTCAATAGTCTCGTGGTTCATAACTCCGCCATTCTTAGCAAAGTCATCTTCTTCTAGCCAGTGTGCAACCGATGTGGTCTTTCCATCTTCTGTGCAATACCAACCAGCAGCAATATCTTTTTGCATCCATACCAAACGGTAGAACTTCTCAGTATCGAAAACGATATCGGAGTCAATCCAGATTTGATAATCGTATTTTAGTTTTCCATCCCAAGGAATTTGGTCTGGGCCTCGTAGAACATTTGCGCCCAAGCACTTGCAACGTGCAAAGTTGACCATTGAAGAGTAGTCTTGGGAGATTTGGATACTAGATCCGTTTTGAACAAGGTCAAAACATAGTTGAACGAATGCTTTTAAGAAGATATATGATACTCCTCTTCCAGGCAGACAGAAAACAAATGCTTTCCCTTTCGCTAATTCCTTTGCCTTCTCTAAATCAAAGTCATCTTCGACCTTTTTCGTTTTAGGGGCATTAGCTTTTACTGTAAATCCTTTTGCCATAACTTGTAATCAGTACATAGTAAGTATACCACGGTCAAATCAATTTGTCCATAGTGTTATATTATATATCAGCTTTAATTATGGATTTCTTTTATAAATTCTTGACTATTTTCGGGCCCTAACAACATGCCCTGACTGTAAATTTCACTAACAGCATTACTATTAATTGCAATATCACCCGCTACAGATATTCTTTTCTCTTCTGTTAGGAAATGTGGGTATGTGGCATGTAATAAATCAGAAGGAAACAACAACATATGCCCTTCATTGTACTGTTTTTCTAGTTTCCAATTAACTTTACGGTGTTTTCCTGTTATATCTGAGTAACTTAGTATGAAATCACCCGCCTCTGGGTGCATTGTATCGGGTATTTCTTGTTCAACCATTGCAGCATACGGTATTTTTAACCAAACTACGAAAGAAAACACTGCATCATGGTTATGTAATGACTGATATTGACCAATTCCTGTGTTATTTACCCAAAATTTCTGAAAAGTAAGGTTATGAATGTGCGTTGACTTGCAAACAGTAGGAAATCCCCACTCTTTTATGTACTCGGCAACTACATTATTAAGTACATCCTTCTGAAATCGATGATCATCATCAATTAACATCCATTGTTGCTTGACGCAATCGGGTTCGTACTTCTCTATGAGGTGATAGAGGTGATCCAAGTGTTCTTTTTCCAGTTCTACGTCTAAAATACCGTAGTTTGGCAACACTTTTTTGTCAATTTTCATTTTTAACTACTTTAATTTCTTCTTTTAGCAGTTCATCATCAGGATAATGCGTAAAATACGCTCTTAAAAATTCTAATTTGTGTTTTAAGTCCGTTTCCTGAACATCGGACATAATTTCTTTATCGCCAATAAAGACGTTATAGGTATTCATCTTCCCATACCGCCATCATGTCTTCTAGATCTTTCCGTATATTCGGATGATACATCAAATGGGTATCGTTTTCGAGTCGAAATTGAAGTGATTCATATAAAAGTTCCAACTCGCTTACATCCAGATCAATATTCATCTGTGAGTAACCATATTTTCATTCCTATCTATAAAATTCAAAACTTACCCTATATTAGTAAATGAACCTTCAATTGGCTCCATACTATTCAATGCTATATCCCCAGCAAGTGATATACGAAACTCATCAGTTGTATAATGTGGATATACTATGTGATCAATGTCACTAGGGAAGAATAACATCTTACCTTCCCAACTAGAATCCAGTGTCCAACCTCTTTTTTGTATCTGTCCGCATGTATCTGGATAACATAAACAGAAATCACCTGCCTCAGGTCTAAATCCTGGCTGTAATGCGTTTTCCTTCTTACCATCAAAGGGTATTCTCATCCATACAACAAAAGTAAAGATGCCTTGGTGGTTATGTAAACTCTGATAATCTCCTCTTGTTGCAGCACGACACCAGAAACGACTGAAGGCCAGTTGATGTTCGTGAGTAGACTTTAGTTTAAAAGGTGTACCAAAGTTATCAAAGTATATGCCTGCTGCTGGTTGTAAAACCTTCTCTGCGAATACGTGATCCTTATCCTTTATTGACCACTGTTTATCATTATAATCTTCCATTTCTAATAACTTTCTACCATCCCACTTAGCCTTGGGTGAGGTCTTAATAATAAGATCCCAGAGATAGTCCATCATTTCATCATCTAACTCTATGTTCAGTATTCCGTAATTAGGTAATACCGAAACATCTACATCCTTCATCTTCATTTTGGTAACCTCTCTCGGTATTTTGCACGGCCAGTAACGACTTTCTCCATTTGTTGTTCACTATAATGACCAACGTAATATCCTTTAGCCTCTAACTGTTTAGATGCATTATCAAGGGCTGTAATTCTTTGTACCATTACTATAGTATACATCTCATCTATTTTACATAGTAACCAGATGTCTTTTCCCTTTTGATTCAGAAACGTGTTGAGTCCATCGACGCCGCCGCCCATGTTATCCTGATTTATATAATTCGCATTACTCTTAGCAACAACTAAGACAACATCATATGTGTCATCAAATGCATCTACCTCTTTACTTACTGCCTCCCAAAAGTCATAGGCACTAAAGTAATCATATACCTTTACATACTTAATCTTACCATCATCCTTAGCTTTCTTTGCAAAAGGACAACGTGCTCCTTCATAGACAGTATCTTTACCAATATGGTCTTTATCAGTTTCACCTAACCAATTAACCCAATCATTAGTAAAGTCCTCAAGGAAATCGAGAACGTGTCCCATTAAAAACTAGCCTCCTCATACTTTTCTAATTCTTTCTCATTAACCTCACTATAAGTAATACCATCCCAATAGGAGTGGTATAACCTGCCCCATATTACCTTAAACTCTTCTTCGTTTAAATTCTTGAATAAACAACGCTCATTTAAGTAGATATGGTATGTTTTCATTGTTTCTTTCGTACAGGTACTTGAATTGTCCACGCTCCTCCCTCAAGATCAATCATATCAAAGTTCTCTTCAAAATATTTCTTCTTCTTCTCTTTTGCCTCTTTTTCTATTCTCATTAATTCTTTTTCACGGCCAGGTTCGGGTTGAATCTCACCATAGTTAGGCTTATCCTTATTCTTTATATCCAAATACTCTAATATAAGGTCATCAATCATGAAATACAATGCATCCCAAGTAAGACGAGTCCTTGCATCTACAGCAATTTCATCTATATCATCAGCATCAAGCCAGTCTCCTTTAACTATCTCCTCAGAGTAGTCCTCATTTTGAGATAGTAACTTCGCTCGGATTTCAACCAACTCATTTAAGTTGAATGTAATCCTAATGTCATTGTCTTGTGCGCTCATGGTTAATCAAAATCAATAGTTCTTTCGTCTACACTAACACCTTTATCATATAGATCAGGCAACTGTTCTTCTACCCAGTGATCCGAATTCTCAATATTAGCAGCCCTTACATAACGCATAATGTGTTCATCTACTTGATGGTAGATAGGATGCAGGTTTAAATCCATATTAATATCATGTGCTATGTCCTGTATCTGTGCCTCAGTAAAGCAATGATCAGGATGAGTGAGATTACACGCTGGTATTCTCTTCTCTATTAACTCATTCAAGTTAATACGAATCTCGTAGTCTCTGTAAACTGGCATTTCTTCTTTTAATAGAACCCTTACTACTTATGGTTCTATTATATCACAAATACTCCCATCTATCAACAGCCTATGTCTTTTACCTGTTGACTTAGCCCTTGCACTAGCACTCTTATATGCAAATGCTTCATTATGCATATACTGTAAGTGATGCCACTTACCGAATTGATCCTGCCACTCTATGTCAACCTTGGACATTTTTTTATACCTGAAAAATTTTTTGAAATGGAATAATATATAGCTCTCGCTTTTGGTTCGTTGTAGGTTAGGGACTTAAGCGTTTTTATAACCCGCCCATCGCCCATCAGGGAGCAGCAAACCTAAAGCAAATTAACTGCGAGTTTGCTCTATTTTATTATATCATATTTGTGCTCTTATGTAAAGCAAATGCTCATGAATGAGTTTGAGCAATTTAGTGAGGCATATTGCCATGCCTTAAATGTAGCAAATTAAAAGAAATGTGTATTTTATAAAATGTAGCAAATAGATGTATATATTGCCTGCCTTATGTATTAATTAGTATAGGCATATTGCCTTATATTAAATGTAGCAAATAGGCGTATAATATGCCATGCCTTAATTGTTAATTAGTGTGGCATATATGTGTATATAAAGTTGCTCAAATGGCATGCCATATTAGTGTGCCTTAAATGTAGCAAATAGTTGTATATATTATATGCCTTATATGTAGCAAATTGATTGCATATATGTGCTGTGGAAAATGTAGCAAATAGGCATATGATTGCCTGCCATTAAGTGTTATATAAGCGGGTCTATATTAGGGGTCTTATATGTAGCAAACTGTGTGTGCCATATATGTTAATTAGTATAAGCATATATTCATCCTTAAATGTAGCAAATTGGTGCGGATAATTAGTTGCTCAAATAGGTAATAAAAAAGGGGGTCTATATGTAACCCCCCGTATATACAGTTGTTTATACTAACTGTTTTTATAAAAGTGTAGCATGCTTAGAGTTAATCTTGCCTCGGTTTGTGTTAGTTCTGATGCCTTTAGTTTGTGTAAACCAACAATCAGATTTACGAGGTTTGTTAGCAGGTAGTCTTACATATTTGATTTTGTTTTGTGTGTCCAAAATCTGTAAATCTAACCTAGTTAATGTGCTCAAATCAGAAGGTAATTGCATGTGGAAAAATGTTAATGAACTGTGGAAAAGTGTAAGGACGATTGCTTAAACAACTTGTAACGATTGCTCATTACTAAGTATCATCCCATCCCAAAACATTAACGTTTCTTTGTTCTTACCTAAGAACCAAACAAAATTCTTTTGAAACACTCTAACACCATAATTAACTTCACTAAGTAAAGCATTCAAGCGTGATTTTGTAGTTACTGTTTCATAACCGCAAGAGTCTAATTTGACTGCTTTAGTGTTATGATCGTAAACTGCAATTTCATGCCCGTGTAGTAAAACAGTAGAACAATTTGAATTTTCGTTGTAACTAACTGCTGTATTGGATTTGCTCCAATTAGACTTGCTGATTACAGCGTTGTTCATTGCTCTTTCGATTTTACGCATAAATTGTGCTTAATGTGTTTACTCTTATATAATAGTCCATAATGACGCATTTACAACCCCTTAGTGGACACTATTTTGACTGGCACAGTAATTTGAGCAATTTAGTGGGTTTATATGGGTTCGGTAACTTATAACGAATTTCCTTGCCTTTTTCGAGGATTTGTGTTATAATGCACGCCAAGATAACTATAATTCGCTACATTTATTAACGATAAGTATGAAAGAGATAGAGCACACAACTATGTTTTTTTAACCATTTATTTAATATACTTAAATGGCATACTTTTCCACATAAATTGCTCAAACTGTGGAAAATTACCTCTTAATTGTTGATAACTAATAACCCTTATTGTCTCTCTGTAGATAACATATTTTGTCTAAGAGATTGAGCAACATAGTGTAAATATTGCCCGACTCATTAACATTTACGTCATCATATTCACTGAGCATTGTTAATACTAACATTTTCAACATTGACAATTCTTGAGCATTAAACTCTGAGTTAATTAGACGTTCTAATTGTTCATGGGTCATAACTAATTGCCTCCAATTCTATAACATAACCATCATAAGTATTATCTTCATAATTATCATCACTATCCGTTAATCTCTTTATGAATGCTTCACTTGACTCTTGGCACATTTTGTTAATTAGTTGCTCTTTGTCCATCAAATTGCCCTCCTTTTGTTATTACTATTACAGGCAATTTGTCCCAAGTTTTCAACATAAACCTCCTTAACTCTCTCATTTACGTTATCATCCAGTTCAAGCAATTCCCTCCAATTCCATTCACTAGGGGGCACGCAGTTTGCTTCATTTACTGTGAAATCTAATGTTACTCTATAACGTGTAACTTTGTTTGTTGATTGTGTTAGCGAGGACATAGGAATAAGGAGCGAAGGTGTTAATTAATTCTAACAGATATTTGTTATTTGTCAACACTTTGTTCAACTTATTACGACTACTTCGTTGTTATTTAGTGGGGAAACTTTGTCAGGTTTATGTAAATTAACGTTATTATTATATTTGATTGTTTATATTTTCGGCGGCGTTCGCCTCAAAGGGACTAACAATAATGAGAGACAAATAAAGTTGAGTAAATGATAATTAGTCTCAAGGATTAGTAAACCCTCATTAATAACGTCAGGGTGGAATTAACACGACTAAGTTAAGCATACATTTCAAAATCTTCCATAGCACAATGTAATGCTGAAATGCAATCTGCTATATCAACTTTATAATCAGTTTGTTCAATTACCCATCTAAACTTACTATAAAGGGCATGAAATTCTTCGGGATTAGTAACAGTTCGATCTGGAAATTCTTCAGTAATAAATCTCATTTTAGTTCTGAGAGTTTCAACTTGGGGCATAACTTTCATTAGAAATTACCTCTACTAGGGTGAATAAGTGTGCTGGCACTATCTAATACATTAGATGTAAGAATACGGGCATTAGTTCTAACATTAAGAGTGTTAGTAAGTAACATTGAAATACCCACGATTAAACCTAAAGTTTTCATTTACTGTGCCTCCTGAGTGATGAATTGTGCTGGTCTCTTTGTATTCATAGTAACTCTATAATTATGATTCCATAGTCTATTTGTTATTTCATTATCAAGATATTTGCTGTCCATAACTTCTTTAACTAGGGTTTGACCATTATAAGTTATGACCTTTAATATTTGATTGTCAATAGGATAACCATAGGCATTCTTAGTTGGATAGTAGTCAATAACCTTAGTGTTATCTTGAGATGTTAGTTGCATAATAAAAAGAGAATAAAGGACGATTAAATGTTAATTACTGAATTTTATCTTCAAATCTTTCTTGTGCTACAGTAGCAACATATTCTTCGAGAATTGCTACATCCTGATCTTCTAATAGTTTGAAATTCGGTGTTACTAACTCTTCCCAAATTTCATCATATAGAGTTTCAAGAATTGCTTCATTGTTTAAGCATGACATAGTGAAAAAACTCCTTATGAATGTTTATATTATTATAATACCCGATTTTATATGAAAATGGGAAAATAGTGTGCCAGTAATTATTCTGGCACACACTCTTTAATTTCTTCTATTAAATCATCTAGACTATCATCAAAATAACTATATGCCTCATCAATAAATTCACTATCTGTTAATTTATCAACATAATCTGTCATATCATCAAATACATATTGCTCCATAGTTTTAATATCCATATTATCAACAATTCTTTCAACATAGGCGCTTTTAAGTGCATCTATCTGTTTAGGATTTAATTTGTTAGGTGTTACAATCACCTTGGCATCTAACTCACTATTTGTAGCATTAGGATTTGCAGATTGATGATAATTCATTGTAAGTAATTCCTCAAATTACGATAAGGTTTATAAGTATAAGTTTCATTATCTTTAACATCACTGCCTATATTAATACGATCAGATTTGAGTAATTCTTTATACTCTTTGATAGTAAGTTTTTTATTTAATGGCATTAATCCTCCTCCTCTAATAGATAATCAATGTCATCATCCTCAGTTGTTAAATATTCATCAACTGGAAATTCAGTTAATTTATATTGTGCCAATGATTGAATCATTGTCCAAACTTTCTCGCCTGAAAGCAATTCTGTATCACAAATATGCTCAACAGTATCCTCTACATATTCGAGAACAGTACACGCTTCATGCTCTAATTGTTGATCCATTTGTGTTAATTAATAAAGAACAGTTTTTAAGAAAAAAGAACTAAGGATTAAACCTTAGTTCTTTTATACATTTCGTAGATTTTGTTACCTACGGATGACATTAATTCTGCCTCAGTATCACCATAATCTTGATAATCAGCAAGGGCAGAATCAATAGCATCCCACTCGGCGTCAGTAAAAAATGACTTAATTGTCTGTAACTGATCGTAAGAAAAATCTCTTACCATTGTCATAAGATTGCTCCATTGATTGATTACATTCTAATTATAGTCTGTTTTCCCCTATTTTTGGGGGTTTGTGTGACACTATTTTTATTGTCATAGTATTCATCTATAGCGCCCTCTAATATGGTAAAGATAGATTCTATCTCAGGCACTACTAAACACTCATTTTCATAATCACTATAAGAGGCAACTTTTTCCTCTAATTGACACAATATAACTGAAATTTCGCCTTCAGTTAGTGTTACATTGAAAGAAGGATTTTCCATAATTAAAGATAACTTGTTAGTGGATGTAGTAAGTTTGAAGTATAATCTATTTTCTTAATACACCATCCTAAAGTATCACTTATTTTATCAACTAATTCATCCTCGCTATCAACTTCCCATATACCGATTGCCCTTTCAATAATGTTATCTTCTTCATATTTTGATAGTGGCATATATCCATCATCAAAATCAAATTCAACTTGAGTTACTAATAGTTTCATAGTTAAATTGCCTCCACAATAATGTTAGTTTGAAGTTCAAATACTTCGGGTTGAATGTTATTTTGCCTTGAAAGTGCTTCAAGGAAAATGTTAGTAACTGTCTCTAATTCATCAGAAGTTAATGAATCATAAATGTCATAAGTTTTAAAACTCATTGTTAAAAACCCTCTTCAGATAGTTGTTCAATAGCATTATCTAATAGATCGTTAATTGTAAAACTAGATCCATCATTATCTTTTGGAAGTGTACCAAATCCATGCAATTCTGCCATGTTTTTTATATCATAGAGATCACATATTAATTCTGAAATATTCATTATACTGCCTCCATTTCTGAAATTGAATCGAACTCATAATTATAAAAGAAGTCATCCATAAAATATTGACTATCTTTATAATGTCCTCTATTATAAAGTGCGATTGCCTGATCTTCAGTTTCTGCTTCAATATGAATATCAGCATAACCTGTAAATCTTTCTTGAATAATAAATGTTTTCATAGATAAGTCTCCTTAGCATTACAAATAGCATCAAATAGATTGTCAAATGTTTGTACATCAAAATCATCACTCTCATTAAGAGTATCAATTATTTTCTCTTGAGAGCACATAATGTTGTATAGATGTTGATATTGACCTTTAGTAAGGTCAATATTTAATCCTTTAAGTTTGTTTGCCATTGTTACCATCCTGAAGTGAATTGTGGATTTTCAAGTATAATATCTCTGACTCTTTCTCTGTCTAAACTATCACCATCGCCCCAAGTATAGTAAGAGTTGTTATCATTTTCTGCTTGAATAATTCTATCTCTATATGTAAAGATAGCAAGGAAAATGTCACCCTTAGTTAATCCTTTAATGGGATATAATGTGTCATCATGTTCACCATAGAATGACCATACATATTCCATAAAGTCAAAAAGTTGTTTGTATGCTGTCATTATGCTAACCCCATTACTTTATAGTGGTTAGCATTCTGACTAGGAAATTGGTGAAGTTGATGTACTTCTTCAACAGCAACTATATTCCCAGTTTTGTTGTAATAATCA